CTCGCACCGACCAGTTCCACCAGACCAAACAGGAAACCGACCGCGAACATAAGGCGCGCATGGAACGCCGCCATCACCTCAACGAAGTATTCCACATCACCGAATGACCCCACCGCCATGGGATCCCAAGCACAGCAAGGAATCCCATGGCACAGGACATCGGCACCGTATACGTCCAGGTCAAACCCTCCGGCAAGGACTTCGGCAAAACCCTCGAAGGCGACATCACCCCCTCCATCGACAAAGCCGGAGCCAAAGGATCCACAAGCCTCACCAGCCGCATCGGCGGCGCACTCGGCAAAATCGGCAAAATCGGACTCGGCACCATCACCGGATTCGTCGGAGGCATCACCGCGCTCGCCGCAAAAGGCGGATTCGACCGCGCCCTCAACATCGAGAACGCCAAAGCCAAACTCAAAGGCCTCGGCCACGACAGCGCATCCGTCACCGAAATCATGAACGACGCGCTCGCGTCCGTCAAGGGGACCGCCTTCGGCCTGGGTGACGCGGCGACCGTGGCCGCCAGCCTGTCGGCGTCCGGCGTCAAGCAGGGCGGTCAGCTGACCAACGTCCTGAAGACCGTTGCCGACACCGCGCAGATATCCGGTCGCTCGCTCACCGACATCGGCGCGATATTCGGTTCCGTGGCGGCACGGGGCAAGCTTCAGGGCGACGACATGCTGCAGCTCATGAGCTCCGGCGTGCCCGTCCTCCAACTGCTCGCGAAGCATCTCAACCTCACCACCGCCCAGGTCAGCGACATGGTGAGCAAGGGGAAGATCGACTTCCAGACCTTCTCCGACGCGATGCAGCAGGGGCTCGGCGGAGCTGCGCTGTCTGCCGGCACCACGTTCACCGGCGCGTTGTCGAACGTGAAGGCCGCTCTCTCCAGGCTCGGCGAACAGGTGGCCACCCCCATACTCGACGGGTTGCGCGGTCTGTTCAACCAGGCGATCCCCCTCATCGACAATTTCACCGCCACCGCAACGCCCATAATGCAGAAGATCGGTGCCGGACTGCAAACGGGACTGGAAAACGCAATCCCCACGATCCAAGCGTTCTTCACCCAACTCTCGCAGAACAGCATCGTCACTGCGCTCCAATCGACACTCCAGACGCTCGGCACCTCGGCGAAAGACACGTTCGGCCAACTCCAATACCTCGCCGGCGGCGTCGCCACGAACAGCAACGTCATCAATACGTTCCAAACGGTCATAGCCGGCCTCTCCACCGTCATCCAAACACTCGGCGGATTCATCGATGCCGCGGCACTCTCGATCAGCAACTTCATGCTCGGCGTCTCCGACGCCCAAGGCATACAGGCGTTCGTCACCGCCATCCAGGACATCATCACTACAGCCAGCGGACTCGCCGGTTCGATATTGAGCGCATCGACCGGAATCCTCGACTTCGCGAACACCAGCGGACTCGCCTACGGTGCCGGAGAAACACTCTCCGGAGTCCTCAACATCCTCGCCGCCGCACTCGAATTCGTCTCCCAGAACATGACCTGGATCAAACCTCTCGCCGCCGGCATCGGCTCCATCATCCTCGCATCCAAAGGACTAGGAGCCGTAACCACCGGACTCGCGGGAATCCCCAAGGCGCTCGCCGGGATAACCGGCGCGGCGAACGGGCTTATCAACTTCATCACTTTGATACCGGAACTGGGTGGTTTCGTTCCGGCGTTAACAAGCATGGCCGGCGGCATGCAGATCGTGAAGAACGCACAGCTCGCATGGAACGCGGTGACCACCGCATCCTCCGCCGTGTGGCGTGCACTCACCGCGGTCATGGCGGCCAACCCGGTCGGCGTCGCTATCGTCGCCATCACCGCGCTGGTCGGAGCATTGACGTGGTTTTTTACTCAGACGGAGGTCGGACGGAAGGCGTGGTCGTCGTTCACCTCGTTCCTTGTTTCGGCATGGCAGACGGTGTCATCGGCGGCCGTCTCGATCTGGAATGGTCTCGGTTCGTTCTTCACCGGGCTGTGGTCGGGGATCACGTCGGGGGCGCAATCTGCATGGTCGGGCTTCACCGCCGCCCTCACCGGGGCATGGGACGCCACGGTGTCCGCCGCGTCCGGCGTATGGAGCGGTCTGACGTCGTTCTTCTCCAACCTGTGGTCCGGCATCGCGGGCGGGGTGTCAACCGCGTGGAGCGCCGTCGTATCGGTATTCACGTCCGCGGCATCCACGATCGGCGGGGTGATGGCGAACATCGTCACCGTCATCGGTGCCGTCCCCGTGTGGATCGGACAGCAGTTGCTCTCCGGCATCAACGGAGTGTTCTCGACGATACTGAACCTGCTGACCGGCTGGGCCGCTAACTCCACGGGCGTCATGCACACGCTTCTCGGCGGCGTCATCGCATATGTACAGACCGTGTGGACCGTGCTGAGCGGCATCGTGAGCACCGGAGTGAACCTCATTCGCACGATTGTGGTCGCCGTCGTCGATCTCCTGCAAGGCGATTGGCAGGGCGCGTGGACGGCGATCAGCGGCTTCTTCCAAGACACGTGGAATGGTATAGCGGCCTTCTTCACACCGATCCTCACAAATCTGTGGAGCGGACTGCAGGTCGCGCTCAGTGCCATCACCGGTGCATGGAACGCCTCGTGGTCTGCGGTTTCCGGTTTCTTCCAAGGTATCTGGAGTGGCATCGTCGGCGTGGCATCGGTCTTCGCCTCCGCTCTTGAGAGCATGATCTCTGACGTGCTTGGCTGGATATCCAGTGCGTGGAACGCCTCGTGGTCTGCGGTTTCCGGTTTCTTCTTTGCGGTCTGGAATTCGATTATCGCCTTCGCGACCCCGATAGTAAGTAGGCTTGGCGGCATAATAAGCGCCGCGCTTGGCTGGATATCCGGCACCTGGAATGGCGCGTGGAACGCGGTTTCCGGTTTCTTCCGTGGAATCTGGAGCGGCATGATATCCGCGGTATCGTCCGCCGTCAACGCAATCGGAGGCGTTGTGGGGCGAATCTACGGAATCGTCACAGGCGCGCTGTCTGGGGCGTCGCAATGGCTCACCAATGTCGGACGTAACATCGTCAGCGGCCTCATCGGTGGCATCACCGGAGCGTTCGGGTGGCTTAAGGACACGATCTCCAACCTTGGCAGCAGCGTGCTCGACTGGGCGAAGAACGTGCTGCATATCCACAGCCCTTCGAGACTGTTCCGAGATCAGGTAGGTTTCATGATCGGCGCGGGCATGGCGGTCGGCATCGATGATTCCATGCCCGTCGTGCGCGACAGCGTGCGAAAGATGGGAACGCTGGCCGATGGGCTTGCGTTCGACAGCCCACTTGATTATTCGGCTGAATTTGTTCGCAGTGGATCCGATGACCGCGATTCCGCGTCGCCAAACGTGACGTTGAACGTGACAACACCCCAGGTCGACTACAGGATACAGGGTCGGGAGTGGGGCAGACAGATGCGGGTCGGACTCGCGGGAGGTGCAACATGACCGATGGCGTGAATCTCGGCGGCATCGCAATCCCATCTAACGCCGACGCCGGTTGGGTACTGCAGTCGTTGTCCGACTGGATGTCCGTCACCTCGCCGAAATCCGACCCCGACGAAATGCAGGGGGCGCACGGGTCATTCGCCCCCGGAACCCTGTGGCGCAAGAGTGCCGTCTGCACGATCGTCGTGGCGTGGATCGGCGATGATGTGTCGGATCTCGAACGCGGGGTACGTGATCTCAATGCATTGGCAGCGATGTCGAGAATGATGCGGATGAAGGCGACGTTCGGCGGCGTGACGTTGTACCGGAACGTATGGGTCGAGTCCGTTAACGTGCCAGACCATCATGAGCGCACGTCTCTTGGCGGAATCTCGATCGATGTGAGATCGGATTCGCCGTTCGCCTATGGCGAGACTGTCACTGCATCCTGTGGCCGCCCGACCGCGGGTGCCGGTATCGCCGATCCGATCGTCGAGCCGGTGAGCGTCGACGGGTCGGATGGCGATCCGGGCCGTTGCGCCTTCGCGAATATCGGTACGGCATCAACTCCCCTCCTGCTAACCGTGTCCGGCGGCGGCATGACTCAGGGGGTTCGCCTGCGCCGTGTGGAGACCGGTGAGACGTTGGAGCTCGCATTCCCGATACTGCCGGGGCAATCGTGCGTGTTCGACAGCGCCTCGCACAGGGTCACGTTGGACAACCAGAGCGCGCTCAACGGTTATCTCACCGTGGATGACTGGTTCGACGCGCCCGCTGGCGAGACCACGACCGTGCAGTTCGAGCCGCTCGGCGATATCACGGGGAACCCGACGCTCACACTCACCGCCGCACCGGCATGGTATTAGGAGATCACAATGCGCATCTGGATTGGCGATTTGAAAACGGGGCGGAACATCATCAGCGTGCCGTGCGTGTCGTCGTCGTGGAGTCGTACGGTCAACAAGTCCGACTCGGTGACCGTCGCGGTGCCGTTGTACGCGGCGAGCGACGCCACCGAAGAATACCGGCGCATCGTCGCGGACGCGAGGCTGCTCGACCTGCGCAACACCGCCACCGTGGGGAAGACGTTCCTCGTCGCCGAGGATGACGGGATAACGGCTGGGGGCCCGCTGCTGGCACGGGACTACAGCGCAAAGGACCGTACGGTCACGCTGACCGCAGCCGGAATGAGAGCGTATTTCGGCAGTCGCGTGATCCTTCCTCCAACGGCCGCGTCGAAGCCGCTGGTGGATTCGGGGGGAGCCCCGGACACGTCGTTGGACACGACGATCACCGGCGTCTCATGGCGCACCATCGACAAGCGGATTGTGGCGCAGGCGGTCGCGTGGCCGGAATCCGTGCAGTGCATCACGTTCGAGGACGACGTGGCTGGCGACAACCAGATCACGTACAAGGCCGTCGACCTCGACGCGATCGGCACGGTGCTCGACAACAACGCCGCAAGGCTCAACGGCTGCGACTACGATTTCCTGCCGCGACGCACCAATGACCGGCGCGGGTTCGAATGGCTCCTGCGCACGGGGTCGCCGCGCCTCAACGTCGACGTGACGCACAGCTTCGACAACACGTCCTCGCGCCGCCCCCTGCTCGATCTGGAGAACAGCGAGGCCGGTGACGGTCTGGCCACCCGCGCGTGGGTGACGGGTGGCAAGGGCGACGAAACGGTGCTCGTCGGCACCGCCGTGAACTCGACGTTCACCGACGCCGGAGCGCCCATGTGGGAGGCGGTCGACACCAGCCACACGTCGGTGTCGGATCAGGCGACGCTGGACTCCTACGCTTCCGAGGCCGTGCGCGTCGGCTATCAGGCGGTCGCGGGAACGCCGGTGAAACTCCACATGTCGCCGCCGGCATCGCTGGGGCAGTTGGACATCGGCAACATGCTTCGATTCAAAACGCGCGGCGAATGGATGTTCGCGGACGGCTGGCACGTGCGACGCATCCTCGGCCTCTCCCATTCGGAGGGCTCAAGCACGGTGACGCTCACGCTGGGGTCCGTGTACGCGGACAGTGGGGAGGTGGCGGATGGCTGACCCGCAGTTCAATGTTGACGGCTGGCAGATGCTCATCGGGCAGATCCAGCAGATCAGGGAATCCGTAAGAGAGCTGACCAAACCCTCGGGCTCGCAGCTGGCGCAGGTCGTCGGATACCTCACCGGTGCCAACGGCAGCGCCGTCGGATCGGGCTACTTCTCCAACAACCTCTCGACCAACCAGCACGATCGACTCTGGCTCGACTACGACCCGACGGTTGATCCCTCCGTCGTCGTGTCGGCACCGCTCTCCGGCGCGATCAGACTGCAGATCTTCTCCTGGCTGTACGTCGGCGTCAACGCGTACTCCTCGTCTGGCGTCGGCGTCAACGCCCGATACACCGCCACCTGCGAGGTGCTCGACCCGTCAGGCGCGCTCGTCGCGCAGCAGGTCGCCAACGCCCAGCTGCACGCCGAGGTCTGGGGCACGAATTTCGCGAACGTGCTCGGCACGAACGCATCCGCGCAGGGCACCGTGACCGGGCTCACGCCGGGAGTGCGGTACACGGTGCGCGCGCGCCACGGGTATTACGGGTACGCGCACGACGGTAACAGCAACACGGTCACGATGCCGTCGGGAAGCTGGTACAAGGGCACCATCGGACCGATCACCATCAACGTCACACCACAGTAGGGAGCATCCATGGCACTCAGCAATCCCATCTTCAGCAATTCCGGAGCCGCGACTTTTCTCGACGCGCGCAACGACATGGCGGGCCTCATCGTCCAGGACACAGGCGGCCTGACACGACCCGGAATCCTATGGGCGTCACAGGACCAGTTGGTCACGGGCCGCAACGACCTCATGCTCGACGTCGCCGACTTCAACGCATCACTGGAACGGCACGGCTCGCTGCTGATCGCCAACCGGGGCACCGCGCAGGTCGCGATCGCGGCGGCTCCCGCGGCCAACAGCCGCATCGACGTGGTGTACGTGCTGCAAAGGGAAACACAGGCCCCGATGAGCGACGCGACCGCTGGCCCCGTGTTCGGCGTCGTGCAGGGCGTGGCGGCGGCGGTGCCCGTCGTTCCCACATCGCTGCCGGACGGGGCGCTCCAGTTGGCCACGGTGCGCATGCCGGCCGGCGCGAGCACGACCCTCAGCTCCGGAGTCGTCATCAGCCAGACGTACCCGTACACCACGTGCAACGGCGGCGTCATCCCCATGCGATCAACGGACGACCTCGCCACGTGGAACGCCGTCGAATACCAGCGCGCGCGGCTCGCGGACGGCACCGAATACGTACGCCGGAACGGCGTGTGGGTTTCCCAAACCCGCACCCGAATCTATCAGGGCAGCAAGGTGATGAAGCTGAGCAATTCGACAGGAGTTCAGGTGCTGTCCGACGCCGAGCTGACGTCCATGCTGGGCCACGCGTGGAACAATGGGGACACCGGGATATGCATGAACGGCGACAGGAAGGCGAATCAGACGCCGGTCTCTTCGAGTGACTACGATGCCGGATTCAACGCGCGTTTCGCCAACCCGGTTTCCGGCTCGATGCGCATCAACTGGATCGTCGTCGACAGCGCATCGTGACCCGCCGCGGTGAGCCGTCGACGCTAGTCGGCAGGCCATGACGCCGAGAACACGCAGGCCGCCTGCGCGTCGACGGCTGGACCCCAGATGACCTCGCCCGTCGTCTCCACGACGCTTTCGCTTCCGCTGCCGACGCTGCGCCGGCTGTCCCATACCGGCGTGCGCACCGTCGGCCGATACCCCGTTGGAATCATGATCCCCATACTCGAGTTGGCTTTGACGGTTCCGCTCGACTGCACGACTCCGGAGAACATGACGATGCCGTTGACCTTACGCACGCTAAGCGCCGGATACCCATACATCGACACCGGCTTGTAATAGTCTTTGCCGGTCATGCATACCGTCCAGGACGACTGGGTTTGGGAAAACTATTTGACGTGGTAGGTGATGCTCGCGTTCATCAGCCCGGTACCCTGTGGTCCACCGAGGTTCGCCCACATGATCTGCCCTGCGGCGGTGACGCGCAACTCGGCGGCGGCCTCGGTTTGCGCGCTGTTTTGTTTGGCGAACGGCGTCCCTATTTGCGCGGGTGGCGCGAACGCGTCAGGCAGCTTAGCTATGCTTCCGGTTTGCCATGACGGGCTCGAGTGGAGCCATGTGACCTGTATGGTGACCACTCCGTTTGTACACCACCAGTCGACGGTCTGCGAATTGCCGCCATCGATATGCGTGAGCGGCTGGGTTTGGGAAAGCTATTTGACGATGAGCCGCTCCCAATCGCGTTGCGCCTCTCTGAGAATGGCGATGTCTGGCCGTAGGTAGTATCTGGCGGTCGTGGCTATGTCAGAGTGTCCGAGCTGTCTGGCCACGACACTGATATCGACGTGCGCCTGCAACGCGGTCGTGGCCCACGAGTGACGCAGGTTCTTCGCGGGCACGTAGGGCAGACGTTCGCGCAGGCACCACGCGCGGTAGCGTCTGGCGACCTGCTGGGGGTTGAGCGTCCAGGTCACGGGGCCCGCCGTCCTGAGCTCGCGCAGGCGACGCAACGCGAAACGCGGCAGCACCACGTCACGCAGCGACAGGTCGGTCTTGGGCCGGTCGATCACGATGTGACCGGACACCCACTGCGCGCCACGCCTGACGTGCACGACGCCGCTCCTGAAATCGATATCCTCCCAGGTCAAACCGCACGCCTCCTCGCGGCGCAGGCCGAGGCACACGGAGCAGATCAGCCACGCCTCCAGCTCGTGGCCGTAGAAGCCCTGGAGCATGCGTCGTATCTGACGGGCGTCGAGCGTGGGTGCCATGTACCTCGGCCCTCTCGGCGTTTCGGGGCTGAGCGCGGCCATGGCTGGATCCGCGTGGCCCAGCCGAACGGCCCGCATGAGCATACCGCGCATCACGGCCCACGCTTTGCCGGCAGCTCCCGGCCGGTCGAAGCCACGCAGCCATATGGTCACCTCCCGCGCCTCCAACGGCTTGCCGAGGTCAAGCATGGCCCAGCGGGGGCGGATGTGCCGCTCCCACGCGGACCGGTAGCCCACGAGCGTACACTCCCGCAACCCCTTGCGATCATCCCAGTACACGTTTTCGACGAATTCGTCAAACAGCATCGCAACCTCCTAAAACCCGCACGCCGCACGGCCGTTCCGCGCGGTCACGCGTGTGGGTTTTCCCATCACACCGAAAGGCCGCGTCATTGCTCTCCGAAGACTCGATAGTCGCCATCGTCACCGCCATCGTCGGCTCAGGCGGCCTCGGCGGTTTCACCGGCTGGCTGTCACAGGCCATCAGCCATAGGAAAAGCACCGTCACCAAACAGGACCTGCAGGCGTTCGCCGACCAGCTGGAGAAGGGCGACAGGCATTTCTCCAAGCTCGACTCTCAGGACAATGATCTGCGTGACGAGATCCGCGCGGTGAAACGCATCGTGCTCAGGCAGTGCCTGTTCTCGCGCCCGAACGACCGCAACGCCCACGAGAGCCAATTGCAGTCCGGCGAGGAGTACATCAGGGACGGCGGCAACGGCGTGGGCCATATCCGTTTGGACCAGCTCAAAGCCAACTACGCACGCCGTCTGCGCGATGACGACTGGGACTACTCGCACGACCGACCATAGCAACAAGGAGACACGATGACACTGATACTGATATCCCTCACCACGCCGAGCACGGACGGCGCGCGTCGCCCCGCGGCGGGGTCGTTGAGGTTCGAGCCGACGCGCCGGCTGACGGCCCCGCCCGACGTCACGCTGCCCGTGCCTGCCACGGTCGCGCTGGACGCGGGCGGCCGCGCCACGGTGACGCTCCTGCCGTCGGGAGCGGACTGGTGCTGGCGCGTGATGGAGGCAGTCACCGGCGGCATCGTGCGTTATGTGGCCGTGCCCGACTCGGAGGAGACGGTGGACTACGCGACGCTCACGGACATAGACCCCGCCACGCTCACGCCCGCCGAACCGGCGGTGCCCGCCTGGACCGACGCCGTGGCTCGAATGCAGGACGCGCTAGAGTCCGTCGCCACGTTGCTGGGCGTCACCCCGAGCCCGCGTTACGCGAGCGCCCTCAGACTCACCTACCGCTCGTACCTGTCAAACGGCGCGAGCATCAGACTACCGATAACGACCGGAGGAACACTGTGACCGATGAGACATCGTACGGGGACGTCCCCATGCTCGACCCGACCACGGGGAGACTACCCGACCAGTTCGCGCCGCAGGCGGCGCTCGATGCGGCCAGCGAAGCCCAAACCTATGCCGCCGGCACGAAGGCGTTGCAGGACCTAGCAGTCAGTTCGCTGCTGGACGACCCGGCCTCGAGCACCGCGGTCGCGTTGCGCCGGGACGCGACCGAGATGGTCGGCATCGGCGATTCGTGGATGCAGGGCACCGGCGCGGACACGGGCAAAAGCTTCATGGAAATCGTCTCCAAACATCTGGGCGTGAGTCTGCACCGCTACTCGATCGGCGGCACGGGATTCAACAACCAGGGCACCGCAGGCAACGGCAGATACGACAACCAGGCCGCTACGGCCGCTGCGGACACGTCCTACGACCATGCGCACGTCCGTCGCGTCGTCATCGATGGCGGCACCAACGACTGGGGCGACAAGGCCACGGCCGGCACGGTCACCCAGAGCGTCTGCGACACCCTCCGAGCCTCGTTCCCCAACGCACGCCTCCTGTTCGTCCTGTGCACCGGGCAGGGCGGCAAGAAGGGAGGCGCGGGTCTGCGCCCGGCCGTCAACCGGGGCGCGTTCGACACCATCGAACGCATCGCGAAGGCGAACGACGCCGACGTGCTGCGCGGCGACTACTGGATCAACAGCCTCTCCCCGGACGGCTTCAACCTCGGCGACGGGCTGCACCCCGGGCCCGCGGGCCACGAGTTCATTGCCGGACAGATCATCAGCTTCCTGGAATCCGGCAACACCGGCAAAAACACGATTCTCAATAACAACGCCACAAGGAACTTCATCACATGGACCCCCAACGCGATCACGCCAACCGGGGATCTGATCGCCTACGACATCGGCGGAGGACTCCTCTATCTCGCCGGACAGACCACGTTCACCCTACCGGCCCTGGGCACGTCCGGCATTGGCTATGACAACCCCAAGTATTCCCTATGCACTCTGGGTAGTCAGGGCAGATTCATCGACGGGTTCGGGGTCAGCTACCCTAACACACCGGTCATAGAAATACCCGCTTACCTCAATGACGGTGCCTCCACACCCGGTTACGCGAACAGCCGGGCACGAGTCACAATAAACTCATACGGGGCGTCCGGAAACAATCTAGACATTTCCATCTACGGGCAGATAGGTCAGGTCAAACCGGGCACCGCCATCATCATCGTGTGGACCGGCATCATCCTGCCCCTGCACGGCTTCGCCTACTCCACCAGTTGACGTTCCAGGACCGGATCCGGATCCCGCCCTGGCCGCGCTGGCATCATCTGGCGGATTCTGGCCCCCATCAGGCATGGTATTAGCGTCGGCCTTCGGACGATGGCTACGCAGATATTGCGAGTAACCCCAGAAAGCCGCCAGTATCACCAACATTATCCCGGTTAGCACCCAGAAGCAGGCCCATGGCCTCTTCGCGAGCTTATAGGCTGCCACGGCCGCGGCTACGCAAACCTGCATGAATTCCGGCTCACGCAGCTGCGCCAATGCCTGTTCGCGCATCCCTTCGACCAGAACAGCCATAGGAGCGCCATCGAGCCGGGCGAGGACTACGCGAGCATCGGCGGCAACGGCGTCGGACACAAACGCCCCGCACAGCTCGAGGAGAACTACGCGCGACGCCTGCGCGACGACGACTGGGACTACACCCACGACCGTCCCTGACCATCCTCACCAAATTCAAGGCCGTCCATCATGGGCGGCCTTTTTCATACCCCAAAACAACCAACCATAAGGAGACCATCATGGCCGAGATCACACAACCGCAGGGCGACTCCATGCCGCCCGACATCACGCCGATAAGCGAGCAGGACTCGCTCGCCGCGCTCCAACCCACGAACGACAACAGGGAGGAGGACTGACCATGGGAAACCTCAACACGCTCATCAACCGGATGCGCTACTGGTGCCAGACGGTGAGCCTGGGCTACAGCCAGAACGACCGGTGGAACATCAAGCCGGGCGGGAACTGCGACTGCTCCAGCCTGGTCATCTGGTGCCTGCGCGAAGCCGGGTTCGACACCGGCTCGGCAACGTACACGGGCAACATGAGCGCCCAGCTCACCGCCCGGGGCTGGAGCCGCATCGCGA